CTGCATTTTTGCATGATAACAATTTGGGTATCGATGATCCTCTTCGAAATTGCACTTCAAGAATTGAAAGTCCTCAAAAGCCATCTTCGTAGAAAACTCGCCATCATTTTTCTGTGGTGGAACGTAAGTTACACCATAGACAGACAGCACGTCCCTCAAAATCACAGGATTCCAAAGTTCGGCCACCTCATCAGTCGAGTTACTGCCCACGTCATCGCCACAAGTGACAAGCCGCGTGTGAACGTGAAAGTTGCGCAGATTTTGCAACTCGGGTCGGTGCTTGCCCATAATGATGAGCCAACACATCTTTCCTCTCAATCGCCATCCAAGCGTGTTGAAAACCGATGTTAGAAAAGATCCAGAAGGCATTCCAAAGCAAACAATGTAAACTGTGTTCCCACAGATATGTACTCTGAAAAGCAAACTCGATCCTATGGTTTCTATGAGGATAAGTTCCACCTCTTTGTCGTAGTACTTCAGCCAATTGGAAGCTACCCAAATACAATCATTCAGGGTTTCCGCATCGAAGGTACCATCCCAGCACTTAACGTCGCCATCAAAAATGTTGTTTCCAACTTCTTTAAGGTAACGGATGAGCGCCGTCGCATCATGTCCAAACATGTTCAATCCCAATCCAGAACCGATCTTGTTCTTCGCCGCCATCATAAATGCTGCAAACGAACCATAATACATCTTTTTAACTATGAGCCATGCAACATTGTGGATGTTAAACATTCTGGTGGCTCCTGTAGCTACTTTCGCTAAGGGTCTTCTCTCGTCTTTTAGCTGGTCAACAAAATAGTTGTTCCAACACCAATGTTCAGTTTGTGCGATATGAAGAATCTTGTCGATTGCGTCCTGAAGTTCTGGTTTGGGATCGTAGATGTTTCTGCCATCAATTACCTCCCGTACGTTAAACAAGTACTTCTTTCCGTGATCGCCGGGCTTCTTGGTCAGAACAAATGGATAGCCGGCGCTGGTATCCATGTTCAATGGCTCTATTTGACCCGCAATGCCATTAATT